CCATAAGTTATAAAGAAAAACCCACCCTTGCGTGGCGGTGTAATTGCAGCAGCAGCATCATTAGCAATACTTACTTCGGTTGTTACGAGTAAATCTCTAACAGTGAGGTCGCCATTAGGGATAGATACATCGCCATTAGCTAGACAAGATATAGCTGCAACAGCGTTTGCCGAATTAATGTTTGTTATACCGTTCGCCTCTGCTGTTCCAACAACCATTGTAGTATTAGCATGATTGTATTGAATTTGAGCAGCAATATTATCAGCAGCATCAGCCCACACAATTCTCGACTCTGTTGTACCACCAATCGTTATCCCTGACGTTGTCGACCCTTGCACCAGTAAATTAGCATAAGTAGCATTTGGTGTACCACCGTATGCTGCACCTACAGTTAAATCACCAGCCGGGATGGTTACGTCTTGAGTAGAATTAATAGAAAGGGCAGTAGTTCCCGTTAAAGTAGTGCTGTTGGCAGCAGTAAGTAAGACAATACTTGTAACAGCGTTTAATGAGCCATCGCCTCCGCCTATACTTATTTGCCCTGCGGTAGCACTCGAAGAGGTAGCTCGAATTACACACAGGTCTTGCTCTGAATTTGTGTAATGCTTACTTCCATATGTAGAATACTTGGCGGTTGCGTTTGCAGTGCTGCTACCCATTGATAAAGTTAATCTGGCAGAGTCAACTACGCTTAATGTGCCAGCACTTACAGTGAGGTCGCCAGCCGATACAGTGAGGTCGCCCCCTTGAACATCCATAACTGTGGAAGAAATACTAAGTCTCTCAGTTCCATCTAGATGCACTTGGAACTGACTTGACGCTGCCTCATTGTTTTGGTCAACTTTAATAAAGAAACTCCCAGCCGATGAACTGGCGGAAAGTTGTGTATCAGCCCCGCTATCTGAATCAGTCAGAGTTATAATAGGGGCTGAGTTACTGATAGTTAAATCACCAGCAGTTAGAGTACCTGTTGTAGCTATGGCGTTGGCTTGGAAGTTAAATTTGGATGCACTGAAATCATAGTGTAGTGTGGTAGTGGTGTCCTTGCGGAGTAACAAGTCCCCAGTCTGGGAGTGTGTCCCGCCATACATACGCAGGTTAGTACCAGTCGTAATATTGTTTGAGCCGGTTATCGCTAATACACCCGCTGACTGGGCTTGTGCAAAGCTAAAGGTATCGCCTGTACTCCCAGCGTCACCAATAGTGATAATGGTGTCGGCTACCTGAAACCTTTCAGCGGTTGCATTGTCATCAATACCTGTTGAAGTTAGCGCCCCACAAGCTAGAGTACCTGTGGTTGTGAGGTTTTCGTTACTGAAACTGATAGCGCCAGAGCTGTCTGTCACACTTCCCGAACCAATCGTAAGTGTTCCTGCGGTCAACGTATCAAACCAGCCTTTCAGCCACCTAACGCCCGTTGAGCCTAGACTATCTGTGCTGTCAGTGTCTGAAAGAATACTTGAACCACTTGTGATGCCGCCTGTTGCTACCTGCGTAGCTGTAGTCGTTAGTACACCTGTGACGAGAGCAGTAGTCGCCATATTCACTGCGCCATCGATGTCCACCACATCTAGGTTGGTGGTTCCGTCAACATCTATATCGCCTGAAATATCTAAATTAGTGAATACTGAGGTTCCCGCTGCGGTGACGATTCCTGTAGTAGTCAGGTTTTCATTACCGAATGAAATAGCACCAGAGCTATCTGTGACACTACCAGAACCAATCGTAAGTGTTCCTGCTGTTAGGGTGTCGAACCAACCCTTCAGCCATCTAACCGCCGTAGATCCTAAACTGTCTGTGCTGTCTGTGTCTGAAAGAATACTTGAACCACTTGTGATCCCGCCAGTCGCCACTTGCGTAGCTGTTGTGGTTAGAACGCCTGTGACCAGCGCAGTAGTCGCCATATTTACAGCGCCATCGATATCTACAACGTCTAGGTTTGCAGTACCATCAATATCTATATCTCCGGCAACGGTCAAGCCCGCCGCCCCGACTAATTTTAAATCATCAGCACTTTCATCCCAAAGCATATAAGCTCCAGAGGTTGCTCCAAATAATTTAACGTCATATCCGGTGTCATCAACACCTACAATAATCGTGGAGTTAAATTGTGACGCGCCACCTTGAGTAAGAGTTCCCGACACATCTAAGTTAGCGTTAACGTCCACCAGAGTGGCGTTTAATTCAACTTCATCAGTAGCGTTAATGTCCAGCACTGTACTGGAAGGCGCATTAATGAACTGAGATGCATCGTAAAATTGCAGTTGCATATTAGTATTTAATCGTATTCCTGTATCTGCAATGTGCGTCAGCGTTACATCTTGGTCTGCGCCTAATCCTATCACTGCACCATCTGCCAAGTACAAATCTGAGAACTCTAGAGAAGTAGTACCAAGAGCAGCACCATCGGCAGCATCAGGAACAAATGCTGTTGTTGCTGTTATTGTCGTGCCTTGAAGTGTGCTTGAGCCTGTTAATGCTCCGGCAACAACCACAGTGCCAGATACATCTAATGCGCCATTAAGATCGACAGTGGTAGTTGCAATCTGTACTTCAGTGTCAGCAACAATATCAAGCTGCCCGTCTGCGCTAGAATTAATGTAGATAGCAGCGTCACGGAACTGAACCTTATCGGTTGTGGTCGTTTCTATATCTGTGCCGCTGGTGGTGTTACCGATAGCAAGCGTTTCAGCTAAAGTGTCAACCGTATCTACCTGCGCGTCTACATAGGCCTTAATAGACTGCTGCGTGGCAAGAACGGTGGCACTATTAGATGCCAGGTTGTCTTCGTCAAGGATGTTTGTAACAGCTACCGATCCCGTACCGGACAAAGAATCAAACTCGACGGTGGCGGCATCAACGGCACCCGAGACAACCAAAGCATCAACTTTTAAGTTTGCGTAAACGTTAACTACCGTCGCGCCGGTGCCCGCCCCGTTAAATTTGACAAGCACATCGGTGCCCGCAGCAATTTCAAGATCATTGCTGGTGCTATAAGTGCCTTGGAAAATAAAAACAGATCGGCTCCCCGAAAGGCTGTTCCGGATAAAACATATTTTTTCAGCGTCATTTGGAACAAGCTGGACATACGCTGCGGCGCTTAAATCGCCGCCATCGGCAAATTCAATCCACTTATTACGACCGGTAGAAGAGGCACCGTTGGTGATGGCTAGTTCATTGGGGGAGCCTGACGAACCTGCGGAGGTCAACGTTATTGTAACAACCCCATTTACCGCCTCGTCTATAATATTAGAGTTGTCGTTAACGGTGTCGCCCCATGTTCCGGACTGTTCGCCGGTAGCCGGTTTTTCAATACCAAGGTTGACTGTATAAGTGCTAGGCATTTTTAGTTCCTTACGTTGCTATGGTGGACCAATCAGCGTCTTGGCTAGGCGTTTCCGCTGACCACGATGGTGACTGACTGGGTGTAATGCTACTATAGTTTGCAGTTTGATCTGGCACAATACTTTCATAAACAAGCACTTGTCCGACACTGCCTGTGGCATAGACTCCTGTTACGTTAGCCATTAGGCTATCCGAATAATCGCGTTACTGGCATCAGCCGTTGGAAACACTACTGTGAAATCCCCCGACGAGGCTGATTTATCCGAACCAAAGTCCAAAACAGCCACAGCAGGGTTTGTTAAGGAAATAGAGGTCGTATTGGGCGTTGAGTTATAAACTAATGCTCCGCGAGCGGTGATCGTCACGTTAGAAAAAGTTTCGTCTGTAAAATCAGCCAGAGCGGTGGTCCCGGAGGTGGTTGGGTCAACCGAGGTTAAAGCCTGTCCACCTGCCGTATAATTAGTCCCACTTGTTTCGTTAGTGGTTGCGTAAGCTGTCGTAGCCGCCGTCATCGAGGCCGAGCTTGTATAGAGTGCAATTTTAAAAGTATCGCCGCTAGAAGCGTCGAAGTCGTGTGCACCAAGCAGTATTTCTTTCTTAAAGCTGGTGCACATGAAGTTTCCGGTAAACGCCATGGTCACAGTCTCCTTATGTGGTTAGCAAGCTCGGGGTGGCCTGCGTCGATTAAAGCATTATATACGGTGGTTCTATCAGACTTAACCGCTTCGCTAATATAAAACTCCAAAGTTTTTAGTATCCGCCTTCTAAAAGCATGGGCCTGTGCTCTAATGGCAGGGTTTGCGTCATCAGAAATATCAATTATCGTCTCGGCGCATCTTTCCGCCACCTCTTCCGGCGTAAACCCCCTTCCACTGGTAGTGTGTGCCACCACTTTGAAGGCTGGTACAACCCCTGTGTTTAAGGCGGAACCGCTCATTGTTTAGGCCTTATTACTTGGCCCGTGCGGTATTCGTCCGTCACTTCTTTAGCCTCACCAAACATTTTCATTCCAGTAATCGCCTCGGAAAACCGTTTCTCATACAACGCCATCATATCTTGTTCACCCTTCATGTAAGTACACGCTTCCAGCAAAGAACCATACAGCATGGCTATCTCCGCGTTTGTACTAAGCCAGGTTGTTCCACCGTCGGCACCAGCAGTCAAACTAGCGGGACGATAGAAATAATGAAGTGCCACGCTGTACGCACTATCGGGGGTTGGCCCCAAAATAAAGTTATCAACGTCAAAAGTGGCGTAAAACCGTGGGCTCCCCGAAGTAGCGGAGATAGGATTAAACGTCTGGACAAAATCCGAGTCTTTAAACTCTAGGAAAACGTGGTTACTACTGCCGTCTACAAAAGCTAACGAATAAGGCGCTAAAAAATCGGTGGGCGCTGCCAAAAATCGGTTATCCGCAGTCATGGCACCGCTTACGTTCTTACGAAAAAGACTTAATTGAACGTTTTTTAGTATTCTTTCTTCTGCTTGACGTATAAAAACAGGAAGATTGTTAACGAAAGACGTTTCGTCGTTCTCCGTGTAGTCTCGAACAGCTTGTTTTAGTTGATCGTAAGTAAAGCTCATGTTGTCACCGTTACTGTTCCAACTTGACCCAAGCACTGTATAGGTTGTAGGTTAGGGGCAACCACCAAAGGCAACCCAACGTAAACATCCAAAGGCTCTACCCTATCTGGACGAGCGTTTTGAAGTGCTTCGGGGTCCGAAACCTTACGGAAGGGTCCTAATTGAGGCTGTTTAGGCTCAAACTCGTCGGGACCTACCAAAAGCCCGTTCCATTCCTTTTTCATTAATCGGTAAGGGTAACGAAAACCCGACCTATCAGAGATTGCCCACGCCTTTTTTCCAGAAGCAAACTTAGCCATCAGCCTGACCTGTAGTAATCCAACCGGGGCACAACATTAAAGGATGAACGGTCCCTGTCCTCTATGGCCGCCCGGTCAAACTCTTCTTCGTACACGCCCTTTAACATTTCAACACGGTTTGGGGCGCGTTTTAACGCAATGTAATAAGCTAACCCCGCCGCTAAACAGGGGTAAAACCTAAAAGGTAAGTCCATAGTGTTGGTGTATATATCCGCGTCGTCCATGCGCGTTAAAGCGTCATAATAAACAACGTCGGTGCTATTGTCGGGGACGGGCCATAACTTCAGATTAGGGGTGACCTGCCTGTCCAAGAAAAATTGATTAACGCGACCCTGGGTAGTCTTGTTTGGTATAGTAAGAAAGCCGTCTCTGCTCAAGCGCATTAACGAATAATCGGTACTGTCGCGCTTAACCACCACGGACAAAACGTCAATAACGTCGGTGCCAACAGCGTATGCGCCTGTTCCCGAAACCATTGCAATGGTACGCTGCTTGATAGTCCATTGGTTAAGGCCACGGTTAGCCCAATCCGCCAGCAAAAGGTTCAAGGACCGCTTTGCGGATTTTAAGTCATAACCTGTCCGAACCTCAAGTCCGCACCGTTCAAAGGCTTCTTCGACATATTCGGCAACGTCTAGTTCAAAATCTGTGCTTCCGGATGTAGCCATGGCCTGTACCTACTCTAATTTTGGCATAAAAAATAACATATTAGCCTTTTTTATCCCGCTTGTCTTGCTAATATATTTTAAAAAACCTACTTCAAGGGGAGGGCCGAAGAAAAAATAAATCACGGCTAAAACAGTAATTTACACAGTATTTGAACCCCATGTATATACCCTCAAGGCGTTTTCTTTACCTTTCACTTTAATGGGTTCAAGCTCTTTTAGCAAATACCTACAATTTTGTGCGGTTTCATGTCCAATCAAAATATCTACGCCTACTTCCTTGGTGCTTGACTCATATCGTGCGGCTTCGTTAACACAGTTGCCGATTGCTGTGTAATCGAAGCGTTGGGAAGATCCCATGTTGCCTATAACTGCCCACCCACTCTGTACTCCAACCCCGATTGCTATATCTGCCTCCATCGTTCCATTTAACGCCTTAACCCTTTCCTGTATTCGTACAGCGGCTTCAATCGCCTTATTTTCATGTTCCGGCAAGTCCAGGGGTGCCGAAAAGATCCCCATGCAAGCATCTCCAATAAACTTGTCAACCATACCACCTGCCCGCTGTATTTCCTCAACCTGAACGGTCAAGGTGGCATTCATAATTTCCGTAACCTCCTCTGGCGTTAACTTTTCGCTCATTGAGGTGAATCCGCGTAAATCAGTAAATAAAAACGTACAATACCGAGTTTCTCCCCCTAATTTAAGCAATTTTGGGTCTTTTTGTAGTAGTTTTACCTGTCTAGGGTCTAAATAATGCTCAAACTGCTTCTTAATTTGCTGTCTCAGCTTGAATTGTTGCCGGTAATTCAGATAAAACGCCGTAGAAGCCGTTAAAAACTGTGAAACAATCGTCCAAGTAACATCGATCAAAACTCCTTTTTGTATCAAACCCATCCCCAAATAACCTGTAGCAACTGTTATTGCTCCCGCTAACACTAATCCCCACGTTACGCCCAAAAGGTTTAATAAAACCCACACCAAAGACACCGTTACTAGAAAAATACCCAGTTCTGCTGATAGGGAGTAATCAGGGATATAGGGACTGTTTTGCACTAGCATTGATTCAGCCAGCGCAGCTTGAATATAGTGCGGCTCTAAAAGTCCAACTGGCGTTGCGATTTGAGGCATTACCCCCGAAGCCGTTACACCCACAAAAACAAACCGCCCAGCTACATCCATTTCTTGCAATGATGTTTCATGTGGAACAATCCAACTAATCCACTTTCTCCCTAGACTATCCGTTTTAACAGGCGGTATCCCTTTTACGGCTATTTCTTGTATGCCATTTTCATTAGTAGTAATGATGTAAGTGCTCGAACCTGTTAAGGATTTTAACACCTGCGTACCGAATGAAGCGACCCACCCGTCAGGGCTTCTGAGGAGAAGGGGGATTCTCCTAACAAGCAAGTCTAATTCGGTCGGTGCTACGGCAATCCCTTGTAGCGTGTTTTCTGTTAGCTGACTAATATTTTGCTTTACCCCTGAAGATAATATTCCACCAATATCCTGACCTCTGAGGACAATGCCTGTTGGTGCGGGGAATACACCCTTCCCATCCTCAAACATGGCTATGACAGAACCGCCTTGCCCCAAAGCAGTTGCAAAATCTCCATCACCGCCTAGCCTGTCAGGTTGTGGGAAAGAAATGACCCACCCAACGCCTGTTGCTCCTTTCGCTAATAGTTCGTTATGTATCTCGGCTAAACGCTGGCGTGGAAAAGGGTATCCACCCTCTCTTTCAACATCTTCTTCAGTGATGCTAAGAACTGTAAAGTTTCCTGAAGGTTCTTGCGGTGCTACAAAAGCGTCAAATGTCTTTAGTTTTAGTACCTCAGTCGGCATTGACCGCATGAGCAGAGGGATAGCCAGTACCGCAAGTATTATAAATATAAGTCTTTTCACTAGCTGCCCTGGCTGATCTTTATGGAACTGTTGCTTCCACCGTTGATGGTTATTACTCTGGATACACCGTCTTGCGTAAAAATGATGGTATAACTGCCTGACTTATCTATGTCTACCCTGGTTGAATCGCTTACATTTCTTTGCAGAGTTAATATTTCTCCAGTCATAAACGTGGTAATTTGAGTATCTTTGTCTTGTCCAAACGCTGTACCAACAATTTTTACCGCCCCTGCGTCTTGCAGAGCATCTTCTTGTTTTGCTACTTGCAATGCGTCTAACACATTTAGCATGTCTTCTAAGAAATTTACATCAAGATAATTAATATCTAGCTCGGTAAACTCCCAGTTTTCTTCTTCCAGCAAATCCTCGTCCAAGTAATCAATGTCTAAATCATTGAAATCCAGCAGGTTGGCTGACTGTGCTGTTTGTTGCGCTATAAACTCTACTTTCTCTTTTGGTGGCGAAACAATGAGCATATTGTCAATAAGTTCTAGTGTTAGGTCTAAGATGACAGGAGCAGACGGAGCAGACTCAAATACTGATACCGTAGTCGCTTCATAAGGCTTATTCAAAAGAACACTGCCCATTGCTGTGACCACCTCAATTTCACCGCTAGACAACCCTAGCGCATCCGGTAACAGGATAATGAGTGACCTGCCAAGCTCATCTACTGTCGCAGTGAAATCCGTTCCTCGTATTGCAATATTAGCCGTGGGCGTTCTAAGGCTTATGTTTTGCTTGGCAATTCTATTAAGATTACCTGTAATAAATCGGGCTGTTCCTAACCCAAAAGTAAGAGCCATCTTGGATTTAGAAGGGTCAGGATCATAGATGTATTCGTCTATTGTTAGCTGAGAATGCTCGGTCAGACTGACAGTGGAATCATCAAGAAAAGTAATAGCCATTCTGCCATTAGTTGTAATGGCTTCGTCATTGCTCTGTATAGCAAAGTTCACCGCCGCATTATACGGTTGGTCACGAACTACCTGCGCTGTGCCGTTTAGCTCTGTCACACCGCCAATATCAACAGCTTGTGCTAGTACCTTGGTCGTCTTGAACGACACACACAGTACCATTGCTACCAATGCTAATAATTTTAAGCCAGTCATTATTTAATGTGCTTTGTTGGTCTACAGTGAACGTTCTGGAACTTCCTGTATGGTCGAGGTAAAAATAGCCACCCGCAGATGCAGTTACCCCATCGCCATCATAGGTCAGCGTGTTGTCTGAGCCATCAATATCCACATAGTTTGTAGCGCCGTCTATGTCAATATTAGACGTTAAAGTGTTGTTAGATCCTTGGATTATCCAGTCCAGATCAAGCGTTGCCGCTAACGCACTGACAGCCTGATTTAATACCACAGTATTACCGCTACCGGATACCTCTATATTTTGGTCAGAACTATCCGCACCGTATGTATTCGTGGGGTCTACCTGAATGGTAAAGGTGTTAGTGTCACCCGTGAACTCATAAAATCCCGTAAAAGAATCAGCCCAAATATCACCTAGAAAGATGTTGGTATCGCCAATCTGGTTTATATCAAGTGTCATTGTGCCACCATCAAGATCAAATGCAGTCGGTGTTCCCGCAACAGCGTCTGTGCCACCAATAATATTGGATTGACCTAATTGTTCTAGGTCTATATTTGCCGTTGCGCCGGACTGGTCAACAAAAATTTCATTATCCGCAGCGTGGGTGTTACCGCAAAGCATGATTACACAAAATAAATTAATTAATTTCTTCATGTGTCCAAAACCCTCTATCGTAGCCGATATTTATCAATTCTAAGACTGCTCCCTCAATGGCGATTATTAAAGAAACGGTCGTTGACTCGTTGCGAGAATTTCCTAATTCTATTTCAATGAGATCCCTTCCTCGCGCTATAAACTTAAAAACATCTTCGGATTGACCATAACTAAAGATGGTTTTCTGGCTCAACACTTCTACAAGAATTTCACCCGTAGCAACCGACACCATCCGTAACGATACGGTCACGTTATCTTCTCGGTACTGGATGCTTCTTCCTATTCCGAAGTACCTAGCACCAATTCCACCCGTAGTCAAATTACTATCATACGCTATTACCGCGCCTTCAAGCAATACTCCGGCAAATAGCAGTGGCATCAAGGCTTTTTTGCCCTCATCACTCTGAAACTGTTCACGCGCTGACCGGATCAACTGCCTCTCTTTAGTAAGGTTATCCAACCCCACGCGCTCCACGACTCTAAAAAACTTCCCGTGACTGGCGTGTTTTAATGCTCTAATCAGAAGGGAAGAAGGTTGTTGGGTCAATGCTGTGGAAAACAAAGCAAATTCTGAGTTACTTTTGCGCTGACCTGTCTGGTCTGTAAAAGAATTGGGATAAACAGCAACAATAGGCATTACTGCGGGAGCCTGAACACCAAGCAAGGCCTTGGACTGAAGTTCCTCTATTTTTACTACATTGTTTTCTTCAAACCTTCGGCTATAGGTATCTTCAAATTGATCAAATATTGAGCAACTAGAAAGTAAAAGAGCCGATAGGCAAAGTAATTTCAGTCGTATTTCCATCTGGGTCAATTATCATTAAAGTTATAAAATCACCATTGCTGGTGTAGGTAATTGTATTTCCTTCTAGCTCTATTTCACCGTGTGTGCTTGGCGTTTCGCCAAACAGGTTATCGACTAACTGCCTGGATAACTGCGCGTATACACGAGATTCGAGATTACGAATAAATCTGGCGAGTGTGGTATTGTTCTTATCTCTTTCAATTTCTTCCTGCAATGCTTCAATTTCTTCTTTAATAGACGCTTCTCTATTAAATTCTTGGTTTTCTATGGTTAAATAATGACTTGAAGTGCCAATTCCGCTAAAAGAGGGTGATTTAAACTTATGCGTAATAGCGTCTGGGAAAGCTATTGGTGAGAAAAGCACAGCATATATAGCGGTGACTGTTGCAGCTTTACTCCACCCCTTTATTTTTCTTTTCTTCCTCATTCTGACCGCGCACCCCCAGCACCGTGTTGACCTTCTCTTGCAATCTTATCATGTCCTGATCTAATAATCTAAGCTGGTCGGTTAGCCGTATAATGGTGGTTTTCATGTCCTGTACAGCAGGATCAATTATAGTGGTAATCGTTTGCCACACGAAATAAACGAAATACCCAAGACCAACTACCATGATTACCGGAAAGCCAAACTCTGCAACCAGTTGTGCTATGTCCACTAATCCCGCCTTGCGTCTATCTTCCCATCTTCGACGAAATTCTCTGCTCTGGCAATTCGCTGTAAATCTGGTGAAATATTTAGTGCTCTAGAGACAGAGGTATCTATGCGGATCATGTCGTTGTTCATAATCGAGGCTCTGGTGATAAGCATTTTTGTAATGCCTTGTATGGTATTAATTTCACTCACTAACCCGCCCATAAGCTGCTTCATGACTAAAAAAATAAAATAGCCCATGATAAGACCACTGGCAATAGGTATACCTAGTTCAGAAATTAGGTTAAAGGCTTCCAACGCCAATCTTCGCCTTGTTAGTTATTATGCATGAAATACTGTGAGTGTTAAAAATGTAGACACAGTATATTGGATGTATATCCCAGCACTAAATACTACGCCTTCTTCGGGAATTACTACATCGCGTGTTGCATCAGCATCGCCTACAGAACTTAACCCCATAATACTTGTTCCAGACGGAGAAGTATTTAAAAAATCAACAGTTCCCGCCGTAGCTGTACTTGTTAGATAAATACCTTTTAATCGACTTCTACCTGCAAATATCACATCTGCGGCGGAACCGTTTACTCCTGCTGAAACATTTCCAGCGGGATTGCCGACCGCTGAAATACCAGAAATAGTTAAAAAGTATTTACTTCCAGTAGCGGTTCCCGCATTAGCTCCAGTGATTGACTCAGTTTGAGCGTCACCGTTCACATCAGTACCCGTCACCGTAAAAGATTTCGCAGCGTCATTACCCGCAGATAGGATAGTCACTAACCTTCCGTGACTAAGCGCAACAGCACCTCCAGAAGCTAACGCCCCCCCTATTACAAGGGCTGCATTGTTTCCAACAGCGGCGGCTACTGATATACCATCTGCGTCTAAGGCCACTGTATCGGCAGTAATTGTAACTGCGATTACATCTGAACTAGCCATTGTCTTTCTCCCGTATGCGTAATTGGACGGGGCCGAAGCCCCACCCAGGATTAATCAGGTACTAGCTATCAACAAACGGAGTAGCCAATGTGCCGTCACCCATCAGGAAGGCCTCAACAAACCAGGTCGTGGTGTTTACGCCCATCAGCCGGATAAACCCGCCTGTTAGCCAGCCTTGCTCGACAGCGCCTAAGTCGATAATGTCGTTCGAGGCTGCTGGGTGAAAGTTATCTGTTTCTCCAATCTCACCTGTGTCAAACAAAAAAGCGGTTCCAAGAAACCCATCGGTTCCGTCGGTGGTGGCAGTCTTAATTTGGCCGACCCCTGTAAAAGTGGTTTCGACCAGGAATTGGTAATTAACCCCAGCGGCTGGAGTTGGCAGTGTTACGACGATTCCAGCGGCGCGGTTAAAGCCAAAAGTAGTGCCTGAATCCGCCGAAGTAATTGTTTTTGTTGCTGCTGTGATCGACTCGTAGTCGGCAAGGATATTAGCCGCTCCGGTTAGCTTCAGGGTGCCTGTGCCAGACACGTTGCCGCTTGAGTCTACGTCAAAATTGTTTGTAACAGCCCCGGTAACAGCAGTTTTGGTTATTTGCTCAAAACCGCCTTCCGACCGAACTGGTCCATTAAAAGTTGTGTTTGCCATTTGATTGTCCTCATATGCAAGTTACGGAAAATCTGTCTGCATATCGTCAGTCGGGACTGTCAGATTCACCGGATAATTCCCCGATTAAGTCAAACATACCATAACATGCAGTGGCGTTAACTGTCAATATTCATAAAAAAAGGGAGCCGAAGCTCCCTTTTTAATACAACACTTTACCTCTGGGTTACGCAGCGCCAGGCGTACCGAAACAAGTCCTCCAATCAGAAACCCCGAAAGAGTACCGTTCTCTAGCCTTAAAGCGCATGTTACCGGTATCAAAATCTCCTTCCATTGCCGTTTTAATAGGCGAACGGTTAAAGTATTTGAAGCCGTTAGGCGCATCAGTCTTAATAAAGAAGGCGTCCGTATCAGTGAGGAAGTGATTTACCACCGCACCGTCTGGAAGCATTCCCATAGACTTTACTGCATTGTTGTCGTTATCCGCAGTGCCCGGACGCAGGTTCGAGTTCATAACTCGCTCTGCGATAAACTGAAGCTCTTTAGGAATAAGGAGCTTCATGCCGCGAACAGCGATCTTCAGACCACGCTCATCCGTCATACCAGCAACGTCAATCAACATCTGCTCCAACGAAGTTTCGTTGAGGTCAGCAGCAGTTGACAAGACGTTTGATTGAGTGCCCGAAAGAGACGGGTGAGATGCGGAACAAAGTGCTACACCATCGCCAATTGCATTAACACCTGCCGAGAACGCATTGTTCAGGATAGATGCTGCTTTAATTTGCTTAGTCTGTGCCATGGAGCGGGCAAGGGCCTTGGTGTATCGCGATGCAAGCCGATCATATAGGTTATCTTCAATTGCTTCTTCGGTAATGCTAAAAGCAAGTGCGATAGTTTGTGCGACATACCTAGCCGTGTAAGTTTCTTGAGCGTCGTCAAAACTGATGGACTGTCCTTCATTTTTAACAGGTGCCGTTGAGAAACCTCCTAACATAACCTCTTCTTCAAAAGCTCTGTCCGAAGACTCTTCTTCAAAGATTTCAGAATGCTCGTTTTCGTAGCGTTGGTACTCCAGGCCAAACAAAGCGTTTAACCCCGGCTCTAGTTCAGCCGCTAATTGTGCGCGAGAAATTGCCATAATGTGTCTCCCTTATAATCCAGTAGTCGAAACAGTACCAGCCGCAATAGAGCCCGTAGGCGCATTGAAGTGGTTGTTTATTCGAACGATTGCACCAATTCCTGCCGCAGAAAAATCTTCATTAGCAGCGTCTTCCGTCCAACCCATTAACCTCACATTAAGAGTGTTGGTAGTAGCCAGTGTGCTAATAGCCAACATTCCGTAAGATAGGCCGGTGTCGTCAGAGCCGGTGATACTGGTTGTAAAGTTCGCGTTTAAAAAAACTGCCGCACGAGCCGTAGCTTCACTTGTCCACGTAGCATCCGTTGCAATCACAAACAACTGGTTGGGATCGTCGCAAACAAATGCCTTTACAGCATGAGACGAGTTAGCCCCAGAACCAGGCCAGTAATTACTCCAGACCGGTTTTCCGGTAGTGCTTGAAATGTACTCACAGCCTTGGAAAACGCCCAATAAACTGACCGTTCCACCCGCAGCCGCTCCCGCAGCATCAATATATCCCGAAGCTAACGGAATAACAGGTTGACCGTGATACAGCTTGGTAGTGTTGTCGGAAGCAATTTCGTACATACTATAGCTCGAAACGCCCGTAGAATTGGACCCCGAACCTAATTTACTAAGAGGCCGAAGGCCCCACTTATCATTTGTATTCGCCATTATAGCACCTCAAAAAGTTACATCGAATGTGCCTATTTTCTAGGCCCACCGAAAGTTACACGAGATTGACGGTCAGGTTGACTGATCGTCATCGATGAATGTGCATTCTCTCTCATCATGTCGTGATCCACCGCGTCCATCTGGTCCTTACTTCGACTCTTGAAGTAAGCAGTCCTTTCGGCAACAGTTTCGTCAGGAATCCGAGCGAGAAGCAATCCTCCTATCCCAAACACACCTTCAAATTTACCTGTTTCAACAACGGGGGATTCAAAATCAGGATACTCATCCTTTCGGACCAGTTCCCAACCTTCCCTCAGTTTTGCACTGATGTTCTTAGTGTCATCAAACCCACGAGTTTCGGCGCGAATCCAACGATGCTTAAAGCCATCAGGGGCAGGCGGTGCATCTAATATAGACGGTGGAGCCCAAGGCTTGCGAGCAGCCTTTTTCTCCCGAGTTTGGTTAGCGCGAGAAGTACGGTTAACAGCCGAACTACCTTTCTGGTCATCTTGTTCAGTCATTTTCTTTCACTCCTTCACGTATTTCGCATATTCTTCAAGTGGCACACCCAATTTTTTCGCTATTGCGACTTGGCTCGGGGTGAGTCGAACCTTTCTACCACTGCGTCCAGATGGTGTTCTTGAAGCGCCAATGACTGTCTGAGCGGGCCGTCTAGCGGTGTTTTTTTCGCCGCTACCGAACTTGTCGGCAATACGTCGATCTAATTCAGTATAGTAGTCTTCGCCTTGCGGGTCAAACCCTTCATCTTCTACTAATCTTTTATGTATTCCAAAAGCCGCGTAAGTCATAGCTTCGTCTGAGCCAAACCAGTCGTTACGACTAGCCCATTGCTCTGCTTTCGGGTCAGGCCTTTTTGGTTGTTGTGCAGGCATTGGTTGACGAGCTTGGTGCTGTTGTGCAGCCGCTTGTTGTTGTTGTGCAGCCGCTTGTTGTTGTTGTCCCCGATCAGACTGCATTTTTGCCTGTTCTGCGCGATCTTGTTGAATCGCCAGACTGGTAAGCGATCTTTGTGCTTCAACTGTTGCTTTACTGTCCCCAAGCTCAATAGCGCGTGTCAACTGTGCTTCTGCTTGAGATATTTGAGTGTTTACGCGACTGGTGTACTCCGCAACATAGTTCGTGTCTAAACTAGACATCCGATGTTTAAGGTCTGTCGACTCCTCTTGAACAGCTTGAGCGTACTTAATCGCCTCCTGCTCGCGCCGCTCGGCTTCACGCATCTTTTTGGTAAGGCGACTAATACGTTTCTGAGTCGAAGTCTCTGCTTTTGAAAACTGGTCTTCGGTACTATCGGTACTATCGGACTCCTTCAGGTCTTCGGTAACCTCAACTTCTATATCTTGCGCCTCGGCGTCGCCAACGTCTATTTCGACTTGGTTGTCTTGATCAGGCATCATGCTCTCCTTATGTTGATTGATAGATGTCTTCAGGGTCCAAAATGGTCGATAAAATCTCATCGTCATTAAGGATTCGGACTTCTCCCCCATCTATCTGAAAGCGTGAGCCAGCATAACGGGCAAACACCACCCACTGCTTTTCATGGCACCAGGCACCAGAAGGGAATTTAGTTGTATCTTTGTAGGCAAGAGGGCCTACTTTAAGTACATATCCAACTTGGGTAGAGATTTGGCTCTTCTCCTGAGTTTCTGTTGGGAGAAAAATACCACCAGCGGTTTTGCCCTTACCTCGATAAGGTAGGATCAAAATACGCCAGCCCGTAGGGTTGGGCATCCGGTCTAAGAGAGTTTTCCCGATTGCTTCCGGGTTAAGGCGCGGTTTAGCCACGTAAGCGTCGGCAAGGTTATCGACAGCTTTTTCTTCATCTGCCGCAGCTTTTACTCTTGCTCTTTCTTCGTTAGCAAGTTCTTTTGCGGTCTTTTCCACAACAGCACTTGTAGGTTTGTCGGTACTTTTTTCCACAGCTTGTTTAGCAGCGGATAAATGTAACGTGTCTCGATTTTTCATAAAGAATGCTCCTGTTTATCTAGCAGGCTCTTGAGTTCCTGTTCCACGTAAGTCAGGGTGTCTAAATTACCCATAAGCTCACGATAATGTTCCATAGATTTGACGTTATTGTATAGCATCAACTCTGTCACGGCTTGCCGCCTTTCTTTCAAAATGCGGAAAACTGCTTCAGCCACATAAAGTTCGTCCATCTACCCCTCGCATATAATCAAACAATGTCTGATATAATCCTATCACACCTTATAGGCGGGTCGCTAGAGCAAAATGAATAATTATGAAATTTTTTCGAAATGAGGCGCGTCAATAAAAGGCCTACGCCCTTGCGAACGCCGTAAATCTACATACGCCAGCATGGCAGCTTCTGAGGTTCCAGGGTAAGTTCGGATATCTCCCTCCGACCACGCCGCCCCCCACTTAATAGCAACACCTATCTCTTCGGCGGCTTCTTTCATGGCGTCTGCAATCTCATCATAAACGTTCAATTCCCAAACGCCTTTGTTGTTTACATAGGCCATAAGATCTACCGCATGGGCATATCCGTCTTCCTGTGTGAGGTGTTTGGATTTCATTGTTTGAGAGAGGCCCGCTGCTACATTACCCTCTTGTTCAGCAATCGTCCGAGTGCCTGCAATACAACCAAAGTCTACTGTGGTCAACTCGATAGCGCGTTTAACTGCCTCTATCAATTCGGGATGTACCCCCTCCAATTTAGACAAACTCCGCTGGGATAACTTAAAGCTCATTCGTTGACCGTAGACTAACGGCTCCCTGCTTTTGTTGTCCTTGTTTGCGTAATAATTTCGGTAATATCCCATATCTGGCTTCTCGGGTCATCTTAACTTCTCCCTGCAAGAGAAATAATACCCTCGCGGGTAAAAGGATTGTTTTGTGGTTGTCCCGAAACCGGCGAGGGCCCTGCTAACGCATAATTAGTAGCAACCCGAACATTATCGGATTGTGCGGGCATAGGGGCGAGGTTTGCAACCAGGCCTACTCCCGTCCCATCCTCCTGAAGTACCGGACCTACTCCCGTCCCATCCTCCTGAAGTACCGGAACTACCCTGCCTTCGCCTTGCCCATACTTCCCATAGTGACCTTCTCCCCACTCTGCCATACTTAGCCCTCTCGGATTCGCCCTATAAGCATTCAGTAGGTCGGCGTGGGTGTTAACGTAACTGCCGTAATCGTTTACAAAAGACCCCTCACCCGCCTCGGCCATAAAGTCCGCCATTCCGACCTGTTCCGCCATTGTCTCTATACCCGTTGGAGTATCTGGCATCATCGGAGGAGGCGGCATCATCGGAGGCGACATCATCGGAGGAGGCGGCATCATCGGAGGCGACATCATCGGAGGAGGCGGAGGCATCATCGGAGGAGGCGGCATCATCGGAGGAGGCGGCATCATCGGAGGAGGAGGCATCATCATCGGAGGAGGAGGCATCATCATCGGAGGAGTATCAGTACCATAATCAGCCCTGCGGGGTCGCCCCGACCAATCCTCGCGCCTTTCTGACGGGGATGCGTCTAAATACTCGGCTAAATCTTCTTGATATTCGCTGGAGAGAACTTCTGGAAACTGAACGCTCTGCGGAGGCGGCAAAGCAGCTACTTGTCTCAAGCTTTTTTTGCCTCTTTTTTTGCCTCTTTTACCTTTAGCCAAAGCAGTTGCTCCTATTGAAAACGCTGTTTACGTGGTTGAATAACCCGTGAAGCGGGTACCTTGGATCGCGGCACCCGTGCCCCGCATTTTCATCTTGCGCGGAATATCGCCGCACATCGGCGCAGTGGCAGTTTTGCCGTAAGGAATACGACCCTGGTCTTTAATGTCGGCATACGTTACCGCCTTTGGGCTCTTGCTGGGCGTGGCACCATTTACTTTAATTTTTCGATTTTTCATTGCTAAGTTCCCTCGTTGTTACGTTGTTTAAGTATCTCTCTTTCCATCGCGGCTTGAATACGAGCACTTGTTTGACGTTCTTGCGCCGCAATACGCTCGTCGAATTGTTCCGACCGCATTTCTTGGTTTTGTGAGTCCAACTGAAGTTTGGCTTGGTCAACCTGGTTGTCCGCTTGATCATTCTGTGCTTTCGCCTGAATCTCCTGTTCCTTTAATTGTATCAAAGGGTCAGGTGCGCCCGCGCCCGACAACTCGCCGGATAGCTCTTTAACCTTCTGCAAGCCTTCTGCAATGAACCTTGCGGTCAAACGCTCTATCTCCAGCATCTGTTCGTCGTCGGCAGGTTGTCCCCCACTTTGTTGAACCTGTTGTAGGTAGCCTTCCGCCGCTTGTTCCCGCGCAGCAATTTGAACGTGCTCCATAACGTGCTTTTGAATCGTCATCGCAACCGGAGGCATACCCCCAACAATAGGAGATGTCCCAAAAATCAAATGCGCTGTAATGTGTGCCTGATGGTCTTGCCCTTCAAAAGCTTTTAAAGGAAGCATGTCCAACGAGTTTATGTTTTCTTGCGCCGGATCAATCGGTGCAGGCTCTTCCGTAGGCACCGACTTCATTATACGATCTACGTCCGGCACCCCCAAAGCTTCGTACATATCCCGATAAACTTCGTGAATATTGTGTATCTCCGGCGCTTGGGCTGCCAACTGCATTTTTGTCTGCGCCATCATTATACGCTGCGCTTGACTAAATACATTCGGATTACTGACCGGGACAACATCTACACGGTCGTTAAAGTCGCTTTGCATGATCTTTTCATCGCCACCCGGCACCGAATACGGGTACTCTTGCGGCAAACTCTCAGACATCACGCGGGCAAGGATCTTAAACTCTTTCCGCATAGCATAATGCAGCCGCTTGTGAACGGCGCTCATGACGCGAGCGCCTTGCTCCATCATAGCCATCGTCGTGCCAACCGCCGCCTGCTGATTACCGTCGCCAACTTTAAGATCAGTTATTGTCGCAAACCGTTGTGCAGCATCTACCACAAAACCAAGGAGTTGAAACAATGTCTGGTCAGGCCCCTTGAAAGGCAAAGGCATTAAACTGTCGCGGATAGCACCGCCGGGGGCGTCCACATCTCGAAACTCTCCTGGCTGCAACGGGTTGTCGTCATCCCTGATCCGTAGGCCACGGGCCTTGAAACCAGCGGGAAGGTTCGACAACGTACCCGCATCAATCAACTGCCGAAGTGCTGACGTAGCCGTCCGCGACAAACCACCAATAGTGTGGATTAACCCTAGACCATAAAAGCCAAAGCCGGGTAAAAACTTATAGTGTGTAAAATATTGTATTTTTTTATGGAGTCTATCTTCTTCAAGATAGTTTCGACGAATAGATAGAATTTGTCCGTTGTCCTCGGAGATTGTGACAATATAGGGTATTTTTATTCCCGTAACCTCGCCGTCTTCATCTTCGTCTTCGTAACCTTCTAAATCCAGATCCGCATGGCACTCTAAAATAGTGCAGTCATAATCTATTTGACCGGGCTCTTGGCCGTCAATTCTATTAAACTCATCTTCTAAGGAGGTCAGTTCTTTCTGCGAAGGTATAACCTCAACGTCTAAATAAACTCCGGCTACTTGACGCTTTCTCAAATCATTTAATGACATGCGCACTACTTGAGTGATATTAGGGCATGTTTCAAGATCGGTCGTTTCATACGGGACAACGAGGTTCTCCGCAGGTACAAACTTGGATACCGCTCTATCAAGCGTTTCGTCGTAATACGTTTTCTTAAAAGTAGAACCCGCCAACGGCAAGAAGAACAACATCTGATCCATATCAGGCGTGTATTCTTCCATTACATTAGTAATGTAATAGTTCATGAACTGTTTGACGCGCTGTGCTTGCTGCGTCTTTTTTTGCGTCTCTTTGCCCATAACGACTGTGCGAACCGGACCCGAAGGCGGCAAAAGTTCGTTAAAAGCTTGCGCTTGGAACTGCGTGGCAGCCTCGGCTAATAAAGGATGCGTTACACCGGAGGCTCCGCGAAAAGGCTGTGTACGCTCTTCGTAGCTAAATCCCAGCAACTCTAACCCATTAGAATACGCTTCTTCCCAATCTTGGCGACTTGCTTTGTTAGCGTCAAATTCGCCTAAAAGCTCTGAGGAAAGGCGCTGAAGATCGCGATCTGGGATCTCTTCCGCAAGGTTTGCGCCAAAATCTTGGCTCTCGCCCCGCTGATCGCTAGGATCAAAATCAATAATTACCCCGCCGTCCTCTTCTGGCGTGATTTCAATACCTTCCACATCCTCGGCATTCAACATCGCCATAACATCGTTTTGTGAGTCAGGTAGGATCAACTCGATTTCCGCCGTCAAATCCTCTGGATCTAACTGCGACGGAACATTGTTATCCATCAAACCCGCATTTGTTTTTCCGTTTGCCATAAGTGCTCCTAAGTACCAGGTAAGAAATAACCTGAGTTGTCACGAGGAAAATATAAATCCGGCCCTGTTTCTGGACTACGGAAATTCCTGCTCCATCCCGACTTGTTAGAAGGCGCGTCCCGTTCTTCGATGTTTCTTCCTAGAATTATATTTAACTGTTCAAAGATGCGGTTGTCTACCATCACTGCAAGTTCATCTTCGGAGGGGTTTATTCCCGCTTTTTTAAAAAGATCTATACCCACCGCATTATTTCGGAGGTCCATGTGCCGATGCTCACGATTACCCGGCGGGATATATTCATTTATATTCCCAATTTTTTTTGCCGTCTCTGGACCATATTGATTAGCGGTTAGCGCCGAACCAAGCATGTGTGCGCGAGCGTCTTCTAGCTCTTGCGCCGTCGGCATATCCTCTCGCGGACGTAAATGGCGCGTTTTACCGTATAAATTAATACCGCTACCGCCCGCAGGCAGGTTCTCCACAGGGTAATTGTATTCGCCCGCCAACCGTTCAAAAAACGTTTGGCCTTCGGGGTAAAACATGTCTTTGGTGGTTGAGCCTGTACGACCAGAGTGCCGTATTTCATTTGCCATCGACTTATTCAAGAGAAAATCTTCTCCTTCCCGAGGCGTAGATCGAAACTGATCGATAATAAAAGAGCCTAGACCGCGTTCTGTATATTCTGGTTCCTCAGTAACCTCTTGAGTATTTTCCACAGGCTCTTCTAGCGTAACAGTAGCGCCGCCGTCGCCAAAATACGAAACAAGGCCTGCGGGCTGAAAGCCGCCTGCACCTAGATTAACTGCCGGACTATGCTGTCCCGCTTGCGCCATTCGCAGTCCCCCAATCCTATCGTTAATAATACACCTCTACTTTAACAGAGTTTTCCTCATCTTCCCAATCATCCGTGGGCAACTGCACAAAATTACCTTGGCGATAACGCATAAGTGCTTGTGTCATGCTATCCACTAAATCGTCAAACTCGCCATTCGGAAAAGCCGCCACCTCCTCAATAAGCTCTTCTGCCCATGTTTCGTCAGGTGCCCACACCATTCCGGCTTCAAACAGGGGCGACACGCTATGCACCCGCGTTAGCTTATCGTTGCCACGACTTGGTGTGAAATTAACAACTGGTATGCCTTGCGCACGTAATTCCTGCGTCAAAGGCGTTCCAGTAGCTTTCGCCTCAATAATAACTGTATCCGGTTCCCAGAACTTATAAAGTTCTAATGCCACTTCCTTCAACTCAGGGAAATCCCAGCGCCCTTTTTTACTGTCCAATAATATTAAATTAGGACCGCTACCCCCCTCGTTCGGATAAAACACCCCCCACGTCGTAATAGCAGAATAATCCGCCGTCTCCCTCTTGGAAAAAGCAGTATCATAACTTTGGATCACATATTCCAATTGCGGGATCTTGGGGTTTTCCCACACCCGCCACCACTCCCGCTTGATGATAGCACTCTCTTCGCCCGTGGGGTTTTGCTGATACTGCGCGTTCCATTTGCTTAAAGGGATAGAAGCGCGGACCGCAGTCAAATCCTCCAGACTCCAATACTCAGGCCAACAAGGCGTCCCGTCCTCGAAAATTGCCGGAAGCTCCACTACCTCCCATTGATCCGCTAATGGATCTTTAGCCATCGCCCGCAATAACTGACCCGTCATGTCCTTCTCAGACCAGCGCGTCTGAACGATAACTATCGAACCACTGGGCTGTAACCGCTGACGGGGACCCCCAGTATACCAATCCCAAGCGTCGTCAAAACCCGCCGCCGACATTGCCGTCTGCTCCGAGTGAGGATCGTCAATAATAATTAAATCCCCGCCGCGCCCCGCCAAGTTCGAACCAACGCCCACGGCATAGTACATACCCCCCGCGCTCGTGTCCCACCGGCCAGAAGCCTTGCTGTCCGCCGCTAACTTGACGCCCGGAAACACCTCCTTGTACTCGTCCGAGTCCAAAAGGTTCTTCGTCTTACGACCAAAGTTGACCGCAAGCTCCGTCGTGTGCGTCGCCTGAATGATCTTCATCTTCGGGTTCTTGCCCATCATCCACGCCGGAAAAAGAAAAGACGCAAACTCGCTCTTCGTGTGCCGCGGTGCCATGTTGATAATCAATCGCTTTAACTCGCCGCTCGCGACCCTTTCAAGCTTGTCCGAGATAATCTTATGGTGCCGACCCACAATGAACTCGGGCCACATGACTTTTACAAAATTTAAAAATTTTTCACGACAAACCTCGTTTTTTTCAAGTCTCGCGAGCCGTAGCTCAAGTTTTAACTTCTTGTCGTCAATCGCTACATCCATACGGGTTCCTATAATTTAGAGGTCATACGTTTTAAAATTTAAAAATTTTTTCCGGCACAATTCTTTCGGTGCACAATCTTTTGTAAATGTTTCACGTGAAACGTTTCGCGGCTCACGGTACGTATTATATGCGATATTACACGCTAATATAAGACAGTTAAAGCTCGTTTAAAAAAACTTGTGAATATTTGAGAGAAACATGGCTCTAGCCCCCGTCCCGCAAACCGTGGCGCGTCGTCGCTGGTTCGTGGTTTTTGCCGTTTTTGCCGTGCGATTTGACCCGATATTGGGGAGGCTCCAGGCGATTTTCGGGGATCGGGGATCGGGGATCGGGGATCGCGGTGAGCGGATCAAGGTGAGGGGATCAAGGCGAGCGGTGAGCGGATCGGGGATCGTGGATCGCGGAGCGGTGCGTTTGAACCATGCCTCGTGGGGCATGCCCCCGCTTATTTCACTGGAGAACACATGGTGCTTGACTATATCGCATACATACTATATATATATGTATCTACATATTATAAGGGGTACTGAAATGAACCAATTAACCGACATTAAAAGAGTATACAAGGTTATAGATAGCTCGCTGTTTAACATAAAGGGCACGCTAGATTATGACAGGGTTACAGATGCCGTGATTAAACTTGCTGGGTTGTCGCATACTATTGAGTTGTTAGATGACGGTTATGAGTTATGGGACATTGGCGAAGGTGGCGAGTGTGCGCTAGCTGATTTTATCATCGGGGCTTATTGGCACTACTCAGAATATCATTCTGGACAATCATCCAAAGGTTATTACGCATTGTCCTTACTAGGTATGGTTTTTGATCCGAATATGACTGAAATGGATAACGATTCACCAGAATTTCACGCGTATCAATCATTAAATGAATTGGCGGCACAATATGACCCCCGACCGAGGCTAGTACCATGATATCGATATCTAAAATGAGCGGCAAACTGGAAGGCATCCCCGCAATTAATACCAATACACTATCAAATAAATTTTGCATAAAACAGAATGCTAGGACTGATAATTCTATCTGTAAAGATTGCTATTCGGTGGCAATGCTTACAACGTTTAGAAAAAATGCAGTACCAGCGTTTCAACGCAATTCTGTAGCAATATCAGAGAAAATTATACATCCGGACGGGTTGCCCGTTGTCAATGCCGCTTATTTTCGCTTTTCAGGTCACGGTGAAATAATTAATAACAATCATTTCATAAACTTGATCAATATAGCTGTAAAAAACCCGCGCACAAATTTTGCGTTATGGACGAAAAGGATCGATATTGTTAACAAAGCATTAAAGGATTATAAAAAACCTAAAAACCTTATCTTGGTTTATTCTAATCCACTGACAGACAGAATTATAACCGTGCCTAAAGGCTTTGATAAGGTGTTCAATAATGTATCAAGTGATAATGGTACAAATTGTCACGGTAAATGCATTGATTGCCTAAAATGCTATAAATTCAGTAAATCCCACAAAAACAACGTCATAATTGAGAAGATCAAATAATATGCAATCCAATAAACAAGAATTAATCGGCTATTTTTGGCTGATATTGTCCGCAATACTAGCTGGAAGTATGTTTTTCTATTCACTACCCCTATAACCCTAAACTAAGAGGTGAAATTATGAATAAATGCGATATATGCAACGCACCCGCTAAACTGCGCGAAACATTAGCAGGTCTAAATTCTTGTGATGAATGCTTTATAGAAATATCGCCTCTTCATGTTAGCCAAGAGGATAAAGATTTTAAGCGATATGTAGACGATCTTCGCAAAATCGATGATTCATCTTTTACAGGTATTACTAACATAAAACTATAACCCACAAACTAGAGGTAATTATTATGAACATAGGTGAAATATACATACAAAGTCATTCAGACGTTGACATATATGTTATGCCAACAAAGTTGATGAAAAACGGGTCATATTATGGCCTGATGTTTCATGACTGGCATACTGGCAGATTTGGCGGTAAAGCTAAAAAAGGATCATTGCGTGATATGTATCCCGCGCCTTCTTTGTCTCTTAATACGCCACAACAAGTAATAAATAAACTTAATGTGGGGTTATGAATGAATCCACTTAACTACAATGCATCCCCTGACCATCTACGCGGGTTAATTGCCCAGTTTGGGGTATCAAGTAATGGTGCTGCAAGGCTAGTCGGATCACAAGAGCGTATATTCCGCAAGTACCTGACTGGTAAAGTTAACCCGCCATTTTCAATCGTGTTTTGCCTGCAATTCTATGCTGATAATCCAGGCATCGTTTCCGAGTACAGCAAAATTCTTAATGACCATTATCAAAAGGGGTTAAACAATGAATAATTTACAAAATAACAGATATCAAGAAAAAACCGACCACGCGGTTAGGGCTGATGGAATTTACATCTTTACTAAAGCAGATGTAACCATGCTCACGTTAGTATTCAACACCCTTCAAGCTACGGATAAACCTACGGGCAATTTGCTAGCGGAAGCTCTTCATAACGCATACTGCGGGCAAGTATGAACAACTACATGTTAGACCCGCATCCGTGCATCTTTTGCGACCATCCCACAAACTTTGGGTCGGGGCGGTTCGTAAACAGGCTCCCGGCTGACACTTATCACGAAAAGGGCGGCATGGAAGAGTATCGAGACGGCTATGCTTGCGCGGAATGCATGGCTACGGAATGTGATCGGTGCCCGGAATTCCTAGAGCTGGACGAAGATGTTACCCCCGAAATGGTTTACGGTGAGTTGTTTGCAGGTCTTTTTTCTGACAGGGCGTACCGTGTGCATGCCGGGTGTCTGACCGAAGAAGAGGCGAGGCGGTGGCGGATCAGTGCCGGGTGAAGGGGTGCTGTTTTTAATATGATAACTATAACTATTGGTATTTAACTAATATATCAAAAACTTTCTTTGGTATGTTATCGTGCGTTATATGGGGGTACTCTATAAGTGTGTAATCATACCAGCGCCCACCCTCTTCGTCCAACTCTTCTAAAGCATCTTGGAGATACTTAGGGTATTCCTCACTATCTCTATCGACACCACCGCGCCATTCAACCCAAATAGCGTTGAGAATATCCTCCTCACACTCTCCTTTGGGTATCTTGACCAGTTCGCTACCTTGATACTCTATAGCCCCCTCCCTCCCATTAATCTCAACAATCGATATCTTCAGGTACTTGTCCTTTTTCTCTAATTTTTTTTCTTCGCTCATTGTCATTATCCCCTAAAAAGAGCGGGCAAAATTACCCACCCCAGTAATATCGCATAAACTCCCATACCATGCAAGTTAATATTTTAATCCGTTTATCCATAGTCCTTCTGATAACCTCTTTCCAAAGCCTCACCGTATCCTTCGTGGTACGCCAAAACCTGCTCAGCAGTCATATCCCCTTCGTCAACCCTTACACCCTTTCCCGTGCCAGACGGCCAATAATGTGGTTCTGGCGGGCGGTGATACCAAAAATCCGCAGATCCCCTGTCACCTGGTTGCCCGTGATTATCTTTTTCCACGATGATTTCTCCTATTTCGGGTCGGGTTTTTTTCAAAACCGTCAACGGCATCTTTGCCGTATAATAGAACAGCTATCCATTTTATTAAAAACATTGAAAACTCCTCGTTTAAATGAGTGTGAGATATATAACTATATAGAATTAGATGGGAACAATCAATTGAAATATTTTTTCCCACTCGAAGGGCTCTTCCGTTTTAAAAGCAGCGTCAACCTTCAAGCCTTGCATTTTCAAGTCCATCGCATCGCGCCCATGGTGCAGGAAAAGACAAGCGGGCTTGTTCTTGGTAATCAGTTTCATGGTCAAAACCCAAACACTGGCGTGGTGATGTTTGGAAAGCCACGCAACTTGATGTGGGCGCAACTCAACCGCGTTACCTTTTGTCGCTTTTAGCTCAATGAAATGAAATCCACCTGATTCATCGCACAACAGCACATCAGGTACACCTGGAGTTGCCCAAGTTTCAAGACGTGTCGCTGTCAGCTTCCTCGGACTTTTCGTCAGTTCGCTTTTCATCTGTTTCCAAAAGACGCTTTCGCGCTTTGTTGCGATTTTGGGCATTGCCCCCTCGCGTGGCAACAGCTTCGATAGTGATTGGGGCATAACTTTGTTTGATCTCCTTTAATGCACTGAGGACTTCCTCGCGGGTCATTGAATCAATACTGCCGTGTCTGATTTCAGATTTACTAACGTAGATGTCCCCTTGCGCCATGCCCCTTCGATACTCCGCCTGAACCGCCGCCGAATACGCGCCGTTAGTCATCGCGACATCCCGAATGGTTTGTAAGTCCCGCAAATGCCGTTGATAGTTAACGCCGTACTTTTGATCTAACTCAGACCGATACGCTTGAATTTGCGCGACAACGTGTGGACTCATGTGTGGATTGGTCAGTTCGTAAGCACGGGTGTGTGCACTTGAAGCGGGGTAACCGGCATTGATGGCGGCCTGTTGCATTGTAATCTGCCCGTCCTTGGAAACAAGTTCTTTGACAAAAAGCTCTTGCCGCCTGGTTAAAGGCTGGGCTTTGTGCGCCTTTGGCCTACCTGCCTTCCGCACAACAACCACGGGGTCAGATTTTGCAGTAAGTTTACGTGGCATTTTTTCTCCAGTTATTTCCAGTCAGTTTGTCTTAAAACGCCTTTCCTGTATAGGGCAATCTGAAAAAAGAAAATAAAAAAAAACAAATCTCAAACCGCATTGACGCATTTTTGCCTATTAGTTACATAAACTATTGATAGGTTACATTATTAAAAGTGACTTTGTGTTACCACTAAGTAATTGTATTTAAAAACATTTTGTACTAAAGTTACATGGTTACACTGGTTACGGGTATATTTAAAGAAAATATTTTTTTTATATTTGAGATGCCCTATACCATAAAGCGCAATTAACCACCTCAACCCGCCAAAATTCTCTTCCAAGCCTGTTCAATATTTGACTTCAGCAACTCTCTTTCGGCAAAAGTCAAAACCGGGTCGCGCCCCAGTCGCTGGATGCGGTCGCTAACTACATCTTCAACCTGCTTGACAGCCCATTTCCACTCAATATCTACAACTTTTTTGTCGGTTTCCATGTATCCACCTCCGTATACCAGTTTAAATTTCGACTTTCACACACTTGCGCGTTGATCCAGTCCCCTGTTTGCTCCGTGAGCCACGCCACGAGTTCTTCTCGCTGTATACTGAGGTTACACTTCACCCATTCGGGGGCGTTGTCCCGTGGTTTTTTAGCCATGAGGCCGTTCACAAACACCTTTTCCGTCATTTTTCTTCACCCTTGAAGTTTTTAGACTGCGAAGTTCCGGCGTATATCCCAAAAACGGCGGCCATTGCGCCGACTACGACGGAAACAAGCCCTGCTTGCTCAAGGTTTGGTGTTTCCAGGGTCATGAACCACGTTACAACTTCGTACAGCAGGTAGATGTAGACAGAAACGAAGGCGCGTGGAAAGATGCGCCAGGCATCGACAGTTTTAGCCAGATGTATCCATTTATGGTAAGGATTTTCGCCAATATTGTTCGTTGTTACCTCAAGTTCGAGGTCTACTCTTTTTTTGACTGGTGCCTCCATAGCTACTCTTCCTCTTTCGGTTCGGTCTTTCTTGTGGGATCGTTATCTCGGTAGTACTGAATAATGTTCAGGTTCTGCCTGATGTACCGACGAATATCTGCTAGGTTGTTCGCAAGATTCTCATATGCCTGTGCGGTCAAAGAATAATATGCCACGGCGGGCGCATCACCCGCATCATAATTTTCAATATACTCACGCATAATGCTGGGGTTCAGCACAATCCATTCAATCTCGGCTGGTGCAAGGCCCTCGGGCAACGGCGGGTGGTACATGGGTGCTGGCACAGTAATCGTGACGACTTCAACGGGGGCGACTACCGGAACGGCTGTCGAGCAACCACTAATGAGGGTAATGCTACTCAGGATAATGCTACTCAGG